ACATTTGTTACTGGTCTTTCTGGTAATGGTAAAACTTTCATGATTGAACAGGTTTGTGCAAGACTTAATCGTGAAATGTTTCGTGTTAACGTTACTATTGAAACTGATGAAGACGATTTGCTTGGTCACTATCTTTTAAAAGATGGTGAAACTGTTTGGCAAGATGGTCCAGTTATTCAAGCAATGAAACGTGGTGCAATTTTGCTTCTTGATGAAGTTGACCTTGCATCAAATAAAATTATGTGTTTGCAACCTGTTCTTGAAGGTAAAGGAATTTTTATTAAAAAGATAAACCAATGGGTTCGTCCTATTCGTGGTTTTAATATTTTTGCTACTGCAAATACTAAAGGAAAAGGTTCTGATGATGGTCGATTTATTGGAACAAATATTCTTAATGAAGCATTTCTTGAAAGATTTGCAATTACTATGGAACAAGAATATCCTAGTATAGGAGTTGAGAAAAAAATTCTCAATTCAGTTCTTGCTTCTCTTGATTGTGTAAATACAGAATTCGTTGAGAAACTTACAAATTGGGCGGATATTATTCGCAAAACATTTTATGATGGTGGTGTTGATGAAATTATTGCTACTCGCCGATTGGTTCATATTTGTAATGCTTATGCTATCTTTAAAGATAAAATGAAATCAATTCAAATGTGTGTTAATCGTTTTGATGAAGAAACAAAATCAGCTTTCCTTGATTTGTATAGTAAGGTTGATGCTGAAGTTGTTAATCCTAACGATGATCCTGCGGCTGAAGGAGAAGCGGCACTTGATGCTGAAATTACTGAATCTACTGAATCCGAAGAAGATCCAGAAACTCCTTTTTAATCGTTTTATCTGACAGTATAAATAATAGAGGATATAGAGTAAAATCTTATCCTCTATTTTTTTATCATTTTCACGTGGAGAAATAATGCAGATTGAGATTAAAGTTGAAGAATTAAGAAAGAAAAAAATATTTGTAGCAACACCAATGTATGGTGGTCAATGTCATGGAATGTATGCAAAATCCGCCATTGATCTTGCAACATTGTGTGCAAATTATGGAGTAGAATGTAGGTTTTTTTACATATTTAATGAATCTCTTATTACCAGAGCAAGAAATTATTTAGTCGATGAATTTTTAAGAGCGGAAGAATTTACACACTTGATGTTTATTGATAGTGATATTCATTTTGATCCAAGGGATGTTTTGTCTCTTGCGGCTTTATGTGATGATGATAAACCTATTATTGGTGGACCCTACGGTAAAAAATGTATTGCTTGGGAAAAAATTGTGCAAGCAGTAGATTCAGGAATTGCGGATAAAGATCCAGAAGAACTATCAAAATTTGTAGGTGATTTTGTGTTTAATCCAGTTGCAGGAACGCAAGAACTTGCAATTAATGAACCCGTAAATGTTTTAGAAATTGGAACTGGTTTTATGATGGTTCAGAGACAAGTTTTTGATAAATGGAGAGAAGCATATCCTCAGTTTCATTATAAACCAGATCATAATCGTTCAGAGCAATTTAAAGGTGATCGATATATTCATGCATATTTTGATACAGTCATTGATAATGAACAATATATGCCTATGGGTTCATCGAATAAATCTGATCGATATTTATCGGAAGATTATGCATTTTGTCAATTATCAAGACATATAGACATTCCTATCTATTTGTGTCCTTGGATGAAATTAGGACATATAGGCACTTATGTTTTTGATGGTTCAATGGCTGATCTTGGAAGAATAGATACTTCAAATCCACTTGCAAAAAGTCATCAAGAACAATCTCAAAAATTAAGGGCGGCTAGAATAAAAGTTACTGAAGAAGCACAAGCAGTAAAGAAAATTGAAGACATTGAAAAGGTAAAAGGAAACAGGCAAGAAAGACGAAAAGCATTAAGAGATAAGAAGAAAAAGAAGAAACGTTGACATATGTTACTGTGTATGGTATAATGATGATAATTAAACAATTAATAGAGAAAAATTATGAAATTAAGTGATCAAACGGTTTCTGTTTTGAAAAATTTTGCTAATATTAATAGTGGAATTTTCTTTGAACAAGGAAAAGTAATCAGAACAGTTGCTCCTACTAAAGCAATTTTAGCGAAAGCTAATATTGTAGAAGAAATACCAAGAAATTTCGGTATATATGATATAACAAAAATGCTCGGTTCGTATTCTTTATTTGAATATCCTGAAGTCGAATTTGAAGATAAGTATATTGTTATTGAAGACAAGAAGAATAAAAGAAATGTAAAATATTGGGTTTGTGATCCCGAACTTATTGTAAGACCACCAGAAGGAAAAGAAATTGCACTTCCTTCTGAAGATGTAAATTTTGTTCTTGATTCTGATGCATTAGATTTTACAATTAAACAAGCTAGTGTTTTATCGCTTCCTGAAATAGGTATTATAGGTAATGGTACTGATATAACTATTTCAGCATTGGATTCACAAACTAATGAAACTTCTTCCGAACAAGTAGTCGGTGAAACCGATAAAAATTTCAAATTTGTTTTTAAGTTTGAAAATATTACAAAATTGATGGCCAAAAATTATAATGTGTCTTTGTCTAGTAAAGGATTGTCGAAATTTAACAGTTCTGATAATGTTATAGAATATTTTGTTGCTATCGAATTAGCAAATTCTATATATGAAGATTAATATGTATATTATGGATAATAAATGTTTGGAGAATCTTTTTTATGGGTCGAAAAATATAGACCTAAAACAATCGATGAGTGTATACTTCCTGATAGAATAAAAACACTTTTTCAACAGATATCATCGGAAAGTCGTATTCCTAATATGATTCTTTCTGGCGGTCCTGGTATGGGTAAAACGACCGTTGCGAAAGCACTTTGTAATGAAGTGGGATGTGATTTTCTTATGATAAATGGTTCTGAAGAATCTGGTATTGATGTTCTACGTACTAAGATTAGAGGATATGCATCAACTGTTAGTTTTGATGGTAAAAGAAAAGTTGTTATACTCGATGAAGCAGATTATTTAAATCCCCAATCTACCCAGCCCGCCTTAAGGTCTTTTATTGAAGAATTCGAAAAACATTGTTCATTTATAATGACATGTAATTATATTAATCGAATTATTGAACCTCTTCATTCTAGATGTCAAACAATTGATTTTCGTATAAATAAAGAAGAGAAGTTAAATGTTGGATCGAATTTCGGAAAAAGACTTTATACAATCCTAGATCAAGAAAAAGTAAATTATGATAAGAAAGTGGTCGCCGAAGTGTTGATGAAACACTTTCCCGATTATCGCCGAGTATTAAACGAACTCCAAAAATATTCTAAATATGGTAACATAGATTCGGGCATTCTGTCCCAAGTCTCCGATATAGATTTGTCTGAACTTATGAATCATATGAAAGATAAAAAATTTAATGAGGTACGAAAATGGGTTGTTAATAATTTAGATAATGATCCACAAAAAATATATAGAAAAATATATGATGTTGCAGAAAAATATGTACAAACAACATCGATACCTCAATTAGTATTAATTTTGGCAGACTCCCAGTATAAATCTGCATTTGCCGCAGATCATGAATTAAATTTAGTTGCATGTCTTGTAGAGATAATGGTAGAATGTCAATTTAATTAAAGAGATAATATGATAAAAAATGCACTTATACAAGTTCTTTTGTGTTGGTTAGTTGTTGCTTTTACAATAATGGGTATAGGTAAAGTAATAAAAGGAGAAGAAATTAGAGATCCTAATCCAAATATAAAATTATATAATTGGACAACACAATTATTGTATGATACTACAAATGCTTGTTATCAAGGAACATTACGATGGATAGTTATGTCTAAACCTGATCTTGCTGGTATTCCTCCTGGATTTGAATCTCAAAGACAAATGTTAGTGCATTGTTTTTGTGTCATGGATAGAATTAGATCGAAATATAAAATAGAAGAATATCGTAAAAAAGTTTTTGACAGCAAATTCATTGGAAGTCTTTTTATGGATAATGCATTTGAATGTGTAAAAAATGAAAAAACATTACATTCTTTTTTTGTTGTGGAAGACAACGAATCACTTAAAACACGAAATATACCACAATTTAACGAACCAACAAAAATACCAAGAGAGAAACCTGAGGATTCAAAAGAAGAGTCACCAGACCAACAACAGGAAGAATCGGAAGGATCTCCTCAAACAATTTTTCAAGGATAAAAATGAAAAACATCAAGTATTATGGCTTGATATGTTTTTTTATTATTATTTCACTTGTACCGATAAACATATCAGCTACAGAAAACAATTTTGGAGAAGTCGTTGAAAGGGCGAAAAAGTCAGTAGTATTACTGTCTATGAACCCTAGTGATAATCCAGAAACAAATCCAAATTCATCAGGACTATGTTCTGGTGTAGTTATAGATGATATTGGTCATGTTCTTACAAATTTTCATTGTGTTTATAATCAAAATTTTATAAAATTATATTATTATGATGAAAATGATTGGGCTGATTATGATGTAAATGTAATAGGTTTAGATCCGCTTGCAGATTTAGCAGTACTTCAAGTCTTAGGAAAAGAAGAACCGATTCCATATCTTAAATTTGCAGAAAATTCAGATAATATAACATTAGGAACTGATGTTTTTGCATTAGGGCATCCTATGGGAATGGCATGGAGTTTAACTAAGGGAATTGTTTCTAGTAATGAAAGATATGCTAGACATCCCTTTATTAAAGCAATTCAAACTGATTCTGCAATTAATAAAGGAAATTCGGGCGGTCCTCTTATGAACATGAAAGGAGAAATCGTAGGGATTAATGCATTAATTGTTTCTAGAATTTCTGAAAGTGCAGGAATAGGTTTAGCGATTAGAGGTGATATTGCAAAAAAATCTGTTTTATCTATGTTATCTATTGGAAGAGTTGATAGACCAGCAATTGGTATTATGATTATGGAATTGGTCAATGAGAACTCAAGAAAAAAAATAATGAAAGAATTTCCTAAACTTAAAGAAAATCATATTCCAAATACTTATGGAATATTTGTGAGGTCTGATAAAAACCCCAAAGGAATAAAGAAATTTGATACTATTGTTGCAATTAATGATATCATGACTAATGGTCAAGTACAATTTTCTGATGAAATAAGTAAATATAATGTAGGAGATATTATTACTTTGACAGTTATACGAAAACGAAGATATTTAAAAGTTGATATTCCGTTAAAGGTTTTTCCCGTTGATGCTGATGCATTGTATTCAGTAATACGTAGACCAACATTACCAATAGTACCAGAAAATAAATGACTCCTTTCGATTTTTTAAATGATATAAATTATGGTAAAAAAAATCTGATGGTTGATGATATCGACCATCAGGTTGAAAAACAATATACGCCCTTTATTGTTAATAAAGGACTGTCTTATACAATGGATACAGCCATTTATGCGAATGAAATGAATATTCGCCCTAATACTGATAAGAAACTACAATTTGACTATTTAATAAATACAATCAGACGTAATAAACGTTTTCCAAAGTGGATAAAACATGAGGAAGACGAAAACATCAGAGTGATCATGGATTATTATGGATATAATGTACACAGAGCAAAGGAAGTTTTATCTTTGCACTCCATGGAAGAAATTAGTCAATTAAAAGAAAAATTAGATACGGGCGGTGAAAGGAACACAAATGTATGACATTAGTGAAATGGTAGAAATTATTTTAAAAGAGAGTGATGATTTTCTAAAAGTAAAAGAAACATTAACTCGGATTGGTGTAGCTAGTAGAAAAGAAAAAACGCTTTATCAGTCTTGTCACATTTTACACAAACAAAGTAAATATTATATAGTGCATTTTAAAGAGTTATTTGCTCTTGATGGTAAGCCTTATAATTTTTCAGATACAGATATTGCTAGAAGAAACACAATAGCAAATCTATTAGAAGAATGGAATCTTGTTAAATTAGTAGATGTAGAAAAAACAAAAGATCCTTCTTTACCTTTAAATCAATTAAAAATACTTTCTTTTTCTGAAAAAGAAGAATGGACATTAACACCGAAATATAATATCGGCAAAAAATCATAATGAATGGAACATTTGAATTACAAGAAAATTTAGGAATTTTTTGTTTGTATGATGATGTTGAAGTACCATCATTAGCAACTGAAAAGTCGGCATGTTTTGACTTGAAAGCATATCTTAAATCGCATACAAAAGTACTTGCATATAATCATTATAATCATAAAAAAGAAATTCTCATAACAAATAACTCTTTATCAATGTTACCACATTGGAGATATCTAATACCCACAGGAATAATTTTTGATATTCCTAGAGGATATTATGTTAAAGTTCATCCTCGTTCTGGTAATGCATTGAAAAAAGGTTTAATTACTGCAAATAATGTGGGGATTGTTGATGAAGATTATGTAGAAGAATGTAATTGTATTATGAGAAATGTATCACATACTCCTATTCAAATTAATCATGGTGATAGAATTGCACAAGCAGAATTGCGTAAAGTAGAAAATTTCAACATCAAACTTGTACGTAAACGACCAAAACAAAAAACAGATAGAGATGGTGGATTTGGCTCTACTGGACAATGATTATTGATTTAAAAGAATTAATAGATGATGATTTAATTTTTAATTATTTTTCTCATAAAGTTGAAAATGCCCAAAGTCTTACATCATCTTTAAAAACTATTCCAATTAAAAAAGACGGCTATAGAGGATATGATTTTTATTGTGATTATCTATCAATGATTTTTCATTTAAAAATTACACCTTTTGTTTCAAAAATTCTAAATAAAGAATTAATACCAACTTTTTGTTTTACAAGAATGTATTTTGGGGGAAGTAAATTAGATTTTCATACAGATAGGGAAGCATGTGAAATTACTGTATCTCATTGTCATTATGGTAGTCCATGGAAAATATATGTTTTAGAAGATGAATTTGTAACAGAAAAAGGAGTAAGTCTTTGTTATGAGGGAGCAAAAAAATCTCATGGTAGAGTTGCTCCAACATTAAATAAAGCATTATATTCTTTTTATCATTGGGTTGAAAAAGGTGGAAAATATGATGAATTGAAGTATGATGAATCAGAAAAAATAGAAAAAATTTATAGTCAAACCCTTGACAAATTATATATATAAGAGTATAATTGATCTTATGAGAATTAAAATGAAATTCTCATTGTTGCAATCAGCAACATCCCTCTGGCTTTATTGCAGAGGATTAATTAGTTAATCTGCCTATAAAGGAGATAATATGTATTTAGTACCGAAATCTATCGAAGAACTCAATCGCCAACTATCAATGTCCGTAGGGTTTGATTCTTTTTTTAATCGTCTATTTGATGATGCTTTTTTAGCGAATAGTTCACAGGGGTATCCTCCTTATAATATTCGCAAAGTGACCGATACAGAGTATGCTATCGAAATTGCCTTAGCAGGATTTACAAAAGACGACCTAGATATAGAACTTGCAGATGGAACACTTACAATAAAAACAGTTCCAAACGAAAAACAAAATGATGAAAGTTATTTACATCATGGAATCGCCAAGCGAGTCTTTACCCGAAGATTTAACCTTGCTGATGATGTCATTGTGAAGGGTGCAGATTTGTTCAATGGCTTGCTTAAAGTTGAGCTGGAGCGAGTTATTCCTGAGGAAAAAAGACCTCGCAAAATTGATATAGATGATGGCGTGAAAGTGGTTGATCACAAAGTTGTGTAAAAAAATAACAACTTAAACAAATAAAGGGGGGTCATGATTATGACCTCCTTTTTTTTAGGATTAAATACAATGAAACTCACCAAAAATTTTTCATTCAAAGAAATGACTTTTTCTGATACTGCTATTAGAAAAAATATAGACAATACTCCAGGTTTAAAAGAAGCAATAAATTTGACAAATGTTTGTAATAATATTTTGCAACCTGTAAGAGATCATTTTGGAAAAGTAGTAAGAATTAATTCTGGATATAGATCAGTTAAATTGTGTTTAGCAGTAGGAAGTTCCGCAAAATCTCAACATGCAAAAGGAGAGGCCGCGGATTTTGAAATTAATGGTATGTCTAATCATGATTTAGCAAAATGGGTTTATAATAATCTTGATTATGATCAGCTTATTTTAGAATATTTTGATCCAAAAGGTGATCCCAATAGTGGCTGGGTTCATTGTTCTTATAAAGCTGATGGAACAGGTCGCAAAAGTTCTATAATAATTAATAAAAACACAAAGGGCAAGTATTTGCCATGGAAGCCTTAAAATCCACTAAATGACC